TGGCGGCATTTTCGAGAATGTCCAGGGCGTCCCCGGCGTCGGCACCGGCCGAAGTGACAACGAACAGGGCCTCGGCCAGCTCTTGGGGTGCCTTGCCAACTTCCCCGGCCATGTCGAGAACCGACTGGTTGAATTCGTCGACCTGCTCTTTGCCGACACCGACGAGGGTCTCGATGCGAGTCATCTCGCGCTCGAAGTCGGTCGCGAACTTCGTGGCTGCACCACCGGCTGCCACGAGCGGCGCCGTCAAACCAATCGTCAGATTCTGCCCGACACCGCGCATGGAACCGCCGAGCGACTGCAGGTTCTTGCCGATCTGGTTGACGCCCTTTTTGACATCCTTGTCGAGGTTTCCAAGACCGATACGGATGTCGACGTAGGCTTCGCCTAACTTGCCGAGGTTTCCAGGCATAGCATTTCCAGAGAAAAGGTTGTGGGTGGAACCGGAAGTAACCGGAACTATTCGGAACCCGTATCGGCCGGTAAGAGCAGATCGGGCGCCATATCTTTGGCCAGCGTTTCGAAGTCACGACGCTGGTCTTCGGGTGCGGGTTGTGGAGCGGCCGCCCGGTCGAGTCGCATCATAACTTGGTTCAGGTTAGGCATACGTTTCGCTCGACTCCACGCCGCCGCCATCCACGAACCGGCCACGCCCAAACGGAACGTGACCTGGGAGCGGTAAAGGTACCCGTCGATAACGAAGAGGGCCTCGCGCAGGGACGAGTGCCAGAAGTCCTCGGGCTTCATCCCGGCGTTGACCGCGCAGACCAGAGCCTCCTCTAAGAACTCTTGGAGGTCTTCCGGCGGCGGGCTGGTGTTTTTTTTGGCGGGGCAGACCTCTGAGGCTCTTGCGCTCCGAGTAACTTGGGCCAGAATTCCGCCATTGCGTTGTTCATAACTTCGCTGACGCCGTTCATACCGCCGCAGTCGTCGAGTATTTCATCGACCTCGGTCAAGGTGTAAGCCTCGGGCCGGGTTCTGAACTTCTGGCGATGTCCTTCGAGCCCTGCCAAGAGCAGACTCATGACCTCGAAGAGGCCAATCCGGCCTGCCAACTCCTGTATCGTGGCGCCTTCCTTCTGCTTGGTCTGAATCACGGCGATCGTGTTCAACAGCTGCGGCACCTTCAGACCCGTCTCTCGTTCCATCACCGCCAACCCCAGATTGGTGACGAGATAGGGGTACTTCTCCTTCTTACCTTGCAGTACGAACTCTCGGGACATCGCTTCTCACTCCTTTAGTTTATGCCGAGCTGACAGCCGCCCAGGCGCCGTCGATGCGGAAGGTCAAACTGATGACCGCCGCGTCCTGGTCTGGAAAACTCTCAGACCGGGTTTCCACATAGGACGTGGCCTGTTCCAGGTCGGAACCCTGGAACCGGCGCCGGATCAGAACGGACGTCCCGTTCCGGCTGGCATCCTTCAGCGCATTGTAGCCAGCGTCGCCGTTGATGTACAGCATATCCAGGGTCACGGTCTGACTCAGACGTCCCATTAACACTTCCTCAGTCCTACCCGAATCTTTTGACGAGACATCAATCAGGTTATTGTTTTCGTCGAAGGTGGCATCGCGCTGTCCAGCGGCGATGACCCAGACCGGCGTGGAAGTGCCGGTGTCGACGATGACTAGAGTATCTGCTCCATTGGTTGCGGGCATGGTAATTCTCCTGTTAGGCGGGCCGGTTTCAGGGCAAAGAAAAAGGGCGGGAACCAACCGTGGCCCCCGCCCTTATGGCGAAAGGAAAATGGAAAACTGGAAAAGAACCGACCCTAGTTTAGTTAATCGCCCTGATATGTTGCGCGCACAGTGACGATTCGCGCTGTCACGGCGCTCTTGTCGGCAGTGGGTCCAACCCGCGGCCCCGAGGCCTCGGTGATGTAATTCGTGTTCCCGCTACCCATATCGAGAACGGCGCGGTGAAAGAGCCCGAGCAGAACGCGGGCGAGGCTTTCCACCTCGTCTTCGTTCCCGTTGTCGTCGCAGACAACCCAGATATCGCGCTCGATCACGCGGCCGCGTAAGTCCTTCGACTCGAACGGTTCGTTGGCAACATCGCCCGGCGACCACGTGTAGGGCCGCGGAGCCATGGCCGGAACCGTCCTCGAAGTAAAGATGCAGGGAGCGCCCGCGTAGACGCCCAACCCTGCCACCAAGGCCGACGAACCGGCCTGGGTGTCATAGATGACTTGCGTAAAGTCCATTAGTCCCCCTTGACGATGATGCGGGCAATCCGGCCTTCGAGCCGCCGGTGAACCGGCCGGAAGTGAGGCCGGGGCAACTGGTTGTAGTTGCGCCCGAGGCTGTCGGTCCCGACGAAGCCGAGTTCCAGGCGCCGGGCGTAATGGCTGTTAGAGCCGACCCGGCCAATGGCCCAATCGCCGCCGAAGCCGAAGTCCGTAGCCGACTCCAGGCTGCGCTTGTAGGCGCCCGATTGGCGGCGCGGCGGTTCGCCCGGTTTCGAGGGCTCGGGACCGGGTTTGCTGACCTCGGTGCGAACCTCGTCCAAGAGCAACGCCGTCGCCTTCTTGAGGCGCTGATAGACCAACGGGTCCAGGTGCTTCTTGCGCCAGGGAATGACTTGCAGGTTCATTCGGACCTTTGCAGACTTATACATTCGGTTGCAGCCTCTCGGCGAAGACCTTGGTGTATATCGGCTTGCTGGGAGTGTAAGGGCCGATGTGTACCTCATAGTCTACGCCGCCGTATTCAACCCAATCCTCGACGCGAATATCGGTCCCAGGCGGAAAGATAATCGCGTGGGTCAGACGGGCCTCGTGGCGCCCGGCCTGGTTCCAATCCGATTGCTTCATGGGCCAGGCCCGGCCCTGAATCGTGGCGATGGCCTGCAGGCTGTTCGTGAACCCGCCCTTGCCATTCGACACCGCGACAACCCGTTTGATCGTCAGCGGGTGTTCCATCAAACTTTCGATACTCATAATTTCCACCGGTTCGTGAGCCAGTCGGCCCTCACCTCGTGCGGGCGCGGTTTGCCGTGGAAGCAAACCACATGAGCCCAACCGGGCAGGCCCTGGCGGCAGTCGACCTTGTAGCTGGCAATCTTATCGGGGAACTCCTCTTGCCAGGCGCGGATGAACCGGGCGCCGCGGTCTTCGATAAATCCCTGGTCGCCCCGGCCCTTGTACTTCCCCATGAGCCCGCCGGGGTCGGCCGCAAACTGATTGTAGAGTTGCGTAAACCGCCCGGCCTCCCATCCCATGATGGCCGAGCCGAAACCCCGCGGCCTGTAGAAGTCACGCAGGAGCAAGAGTTCGCAGTCGATGGCGTCGACGGCCCAATCCAGTTCTTTCAGGACGACCGTGTCCAGGTCCAGGTACAAGACCCGCTGGCGCCGCTCGAACAGGCCCGGCCGGAAGAGTTCCATCTTCGACCACCAACCCGGCCAGTTGTGCTTGAGCGGAACGGGCTCGACGAAATCCGTGGTCCAGTCTTCGATGTCGGTTAGGCAAACGAACCGGTGATGCTGTGCCAGGTTGGCCCAAACATCGCGCTCCAGGCGCCGCACCCACCGTTCGTCGTAGGTGCCGCCCGTCCGTAACACGCAAGCAACAATCATCAGTCCTTCGGTTCGCCGGGGTCCTTCTCCTGTAACTGGCCGCGGTGCATCCAGCGGGTTTCATCCATCATGCGGGCCAGCACCTTCACGTTCTGTTGGGCGGAGGCCTGGAAGGCGTCGAGTTCTTCGCCGGTCATAAATTTGACACCGATCCCCGCGGGCGGCCAGCGCCTCATCTGGACCCAGTAGGTATGGAGTTCAGACCGGGTGTAGATGGGTGCCTGTCTGCCTTCGCGGTCGTCCCAGTAGAGCGGGACCATGAAGTGACGTTTCCAGCGCCCGTCGACGAACAGCCATTGCTTGCACCAGAACGGCAAAGACGTTTCGACGTCCAGCCAGAGGGCGGCCGACCCGTCTTCGTTCCAGAACCAATAGCGTTCAGCCACAGAGTTGTAGAACCGCACGCCCCGGCGCACGTGCTCCACAATGTCGACGATGAGCAGAGGCCATTGGCCCCGCTCGCCCGACTTGTCGCACGTCAGGTCTTCGAGGCAGGAGAATTCCCGGTGCAGTTGTTTTACCTCAAAGGGCCTGACCACACCCATGTCGTGGATGTCCGTCGGCTTGCCGTCGGCATAGTAACTGTCGGGGTAGTTGACCGTCATGCGGCCGAACGACTCAAACCAGGCGCGGACGCGTTTCACCCAGGGCTTCGACTCCTCGAAGGAGCGGTTGAACCGGGTGTCGCCCTTCTCGATGATGTTGGCAATCCGTTGGTTCATAATGCCAACAGTATAGAGCGGTCGCCCTGTCAGTTGCGCGTTAGAGCCGCCAGCGCCTTCTGGACTTGAGCCAGGGCGGTGGCGATTTCCTGCACCTGGTCTCGCAGGAGTTCGGTTGCGAAACGCTCCTCGTCAGCCTTTTGCAGGTGTTCCTCGATGCCCGACTCTTTCATCTTGTTTTCGAGCAACTCTGTCGTCGGCGAGCGGTCGAAATCTTCATTCTTGACCGGTTCCGGTTTGGCGAGTTGCACTTCCAATATGCGCTCGGCCTCTTCGACTCCAGCCATGAGTTGTGACCGGTCGCCGGTGAAGATCCCGCCGCCCCACATATCCTTCTTGAAGACATCGGGCCATTTCTCGACCATGATCTTGTAGTAGACCTTGTCGATCCCGACGGTCTGATTATCCGCCAGGCAACGGATGCGGGTGTAGAACTTGCCGAGGGTGCGGCCCCGGTTCTGCCACATTTCCCAGTCGAGCCACTCTTCGCCGTAGTCGTCCATCTTGCGGCACTGGCATAGTTTCGTGAAGTAATGCACGTCCTGGGTCCAGAATTGATCCTGGGCCGGGTCTTCCATGTCTCGCGCCCGAACCGTGATCCTGACGGCGGCCGGGTCGTCCTTGCCGTTGTGAGTGGGTGGCAGCCCGAAGAACGGGTTCGGACCTTCCCATCCATAGTTGTGGAACTTGTTCAGAACCACTTCGCGGCCCTTCGAGTCTTCGGCCCGGCAATGCGTTGCGTGGAGCCACTCGATGCCGTACTGGAGCTTGACCGGCCCGCTGGCACCATGGGTCCGACACCGCAGGCGCAAGGCCCCGGCCTCGCATGGATTCTCGAAGGTCCCATCGTACCGGCTGGAACCGGGGAACTCGGGTGTGACGGTTAACTTCATTTCTCCTCCTTCTGGAGAGGGCGCCGGAATCGAACCGGCCTCGCCGCGGCGGCTCCCAGAGCTGCCCCCTCGATTACGACCACCATAGAAGATCGCGGTAGCCGAGTTCAAACAGGAACGGCCGTAGAACCGGTTCGGCCCGTTGCAGCGCCTGCCAGAGTTCGGGCAACTCGCGCTCGAAGTAGGCGGCGTCCCGGCGGTTGTAGGCCACCTTGTAGGGGTAGTTGCCGAACGTGTTCTGCACCGGGTTGTCGGTCAGGAACCGCCCGGTGATCTTTGAGTCCAGCCCGAACTTCAGGGTCGCCGCTCGCAGGGCGTCTTCCCGGCTGACGGCCTGGGCGCCCCAGGGCAGAATCGCGAGCGGCCGCTCGGCCCTTTGCAGTTGGGGCCAGATATTGACAAGACCCAGGAAGTGCCGCACGTGTTGGGCGCCGTTGTCGCCCCGCCCGTTGAGATCCCACTGGCGCTGTTTGCGGATACAGCTCGCCAACGGGTCTCGCATCGGTATGAGGGTCGCGTTCGTCATCGAAACCGCCACAGCCAACTGGTGCGGCCGCGGTTCGTCGATCAACCGGCCGTCGATTGTATGACACCGCGGAAAGCAACTGAAGTGGCTGTGCAGGGCCAGGCGGCCGTTCGTGAACCGTTGCGGTTTATGGCCCGTCATGCAGGTCGGTTTCTTTCCGCCCCGCAGAACGTTGATGAGCTGAACGGTTTCGCAGATTTCGTATCCCTGGCGGTCGAGCCAATCCAGCGTTGTCCAGGTGGCGGTGTG